GCGATCTCGCTCATGTGCCAGCCGTACACATCGCACAACTCTGCGACGAACCATAGCACATCGCCTATCTCCAACCGCAAGGCCGTGTCATCCATCGGGTGGCCCTGGTGGACTTTCTGATGCAGCCCCAGCACCTCCCCGACCTCTGCCGCCAGCCCATAGAGTGCGTGTTCCCGCTGCGCCCATCCGGGCAGGGCTGTGTTCTGCGTCCTTCGTGCCTCGCACTGGTACTCGTCAAACGTGGTCATACTCTCCTCCTCGCCTCGTCGGCCTCTCGCTTAATCCTCTGCAATATCCGGTATTTGCGCATACTGTCGCGCCGAGATTCCCTGCATCTCTCGCACAGCTTGCCCCCGTCCTCAGTGGGCTTCCCACAGTCAATGCACAGCCCAGCCTCTATCCGTTCCATGCGCCTCGCGTTGACCTTCTCCCGGTATTCCTCGCCTTTGGTGTCGGCCTTGTGGGCCTGTTGGCACTTCTTGCACCAGTTGCGTCCAGGCTCGGCCCACGTCTTGCCGCAGCGGGTACACATACCGGCCTCCCGCAGCCTGTCACGCCGATCTTTCGCTGCCTTCGCGCCTCCCCGGCGAATATCGCTCATGTAGGCTCGGCAGGACGCGCACAACACCCTATCGCTGTCACGCTCCCTACCGCAGCGCGTACACCGTCCAGCTTCCCGCCACGCATTGCGCATCTGTATCTGGCCCGCGTCCTTCTTCTGCTGGCACTCCCAGCACAGCACACGGCCCTCCACGACCCGGCTCTTTCCGCCGCATCTGGGGCACAGCCCCCGGCTCAGATAATACGCGCGGTTCTCCTTTGAGGACATCAGCGCAACACCCGCCCATACATCAACGCATCCAGCAGGGCCATGGCCTCCCCCGGTCTGCCGTCCTTAATCATCTCCCGCATCTGTTTAAGCTGGTCTTTCGTTATCCTGTCCTCCAGATATGCCCTTCGGAGTGACGCATACTCCTGCCGGTATCGGGAGTAATGCGCCGCATCCTCCATCAGCGTCCGTCTGTCCATGCTCACGCCTCCCTGTTGATCGCACTCAGCCTGTCATATGCCGCGCCGATTGCGGCCCACATCAACGCCCAGCCCAGCAGCAGCGCACCGCGCACCGGCCCCGGTTGCCGCACGGCGTACTTCACGGCCATGCCCTCCTGCACTTCGCGCCATGCCACGCTCTCGGCGTACTCCCGCACGCCCTCGCGGGCATCCTGCCGCGCTTTCTCAGCCTTGACCGCCGCCAGTTCAGCTTTCACCGCTGCCAGTTCGTCGCCGTCCAGCGGTATAACCTGCCGCGTCATGTTCTCCACCAACGCCCCCGCCATGGGCTGCGCCATGCTCTGGTCGCCGTGGGTGACTACTACCAACGCTCTGCTCATACGCTCCCCTCCTTCACTGAGAACATCGTCTCCTGCCCCTCCAGTTGATTCGCCCTTCGCCGCTCGTCCTCGCGTCGCGCCGCCTTGTACTCGTTATAGCGTTGCCTGTACCGGTAGCTATCCCCGAATATGTTCCACGCGGCCTTCACCACGTTCGGCTCATGGGGCTTGATCAGCTCCAGGTCGTCCACGGCCTTGTAGCTGATGGGGCATCCACAACAGCCCGTTCGGGTCAGCCCGTACACCTCATAAGCATCGGAGTAGCGCACCCCGTAGTAGTCCTTGTACCACGCCTTATCACTGTCGCTGACGTAGTACAGCGGCCTCAGCCGCCACTGGCCGCTCCCGGTCTCCCCGAAACACATGGCGCTGTTCTGCTCGCCCTGTCTGGGCACCGAACGCATCCCGCCCTCGTCCCGGCGCTCGCCGGTGATGATCATCTCGTAGTCCTTCTGCACTTTGTGGGCGATCTGCTTCTTGCAGTAGTCGCAGCACTTCGCGCTGATCTTGAACTCCGGAGGGTTCTCCTTCAAGAAGTCCAGCATGTACTTCGAGGAGTTGATCACCAGCTGGATGTTCGGCCTCGGCTCCCCGTCCCGGTTGCAGCAGCACAGGAAATTGATCAGGCTCTCGCACCCAGGGTAGCGCTTGCGCAGCTCCGCCCGCTTCGCTGCCTTGTCCACGGCCTCGTTGTACTCGTCGGAGATGGTCAGCGGTACGCCCTTCTTCTGCCACTCCTCCAGGCCGCCCGACATGATCTTGCTCACGAACGGCACCCCGTAGCGCCGGGTTGCCAGCACGATGTTCACCCTGGGCCGAAGCTCCTCGATCTCCACGCCGTACTTGGCTGCCACGGCCTTCACGTGGTCCTTCGTGGCCTTCATCTCCAGCCCCGTGTTAAAGAACACGTATTTGACCGGCGGCAGGTCGAAGCCCGCCCGCGTCTGCTCGATCAAATCGATCATAATGTCGCTGTCCGACCCGCCCGAATAGCTGCATATGGCGTTGGGATGCTCCACCAACCGCTTGGCGATGATGCTCTGGATCACCATGAACTTGTGGGGCGCGTCGTAATCCGCATACTGAGGCCGGTCCGTGAACACCCGGCTGTGATACTCATTTGTCTGCCGCCGCTGGCGCGTGATGTTCTCCTCTACGCGCCCGTCCAGCGTCAGCGTCATCTGCCCGGATAGTTCCACGCCTTCATGCCTCCTTGCTCATCCGCGCCCCGCAGTTGGAGCACCGCTTCTTGTCGCGCGGGTCGCGTCGGCACAGCTTGCCGCAGTTGCTACAGCGCCACCGGGCGCGTCCCTCGTCATTGGTGTAGTACCGCCACTTAGCGTTGATGACCGGCTCCATCTTCGCGTCGGCGCCGTCGATGCCCAGCAGCCAGTACACATCACAGCCCAGCACCGTCACCAGCCCCGCCAGTATCTCGGCATCCGGCAGCCGTTCGTTACTCTCATAGTTGCCGATGGTCTGCCGCCGGATGTAGACGGCCTGCGCAAGCTGCTCCTGCGTCATGCCCCGCGCCTTACGCGCCTCCAACAGCCGCTCCCCGAACCCTTTGGTCATCTCTGTCCCCTCCTCCGCTTATGTTTCCCGCGCCTCAGATTGCGCTCGATCACCGCCTCCGTGTGCGCGTCCGCGTCGGCGGTCTTGCGTTCTGCCGCCCGTTCGGCCTTCAGCTCCGCCACCCATGCCGGATAATCCGGGCATTGCGCGTGACAGATTGCTGACCGTCGCGGGCAGTTGTGACAAGGGCACTCCCTCATTGTGCATATCCTCCCCACTGTTCAGCCATTGCGCGGGCAATGCCTGGGAAAGTTTTGCTTCGTTCCTTCGCCACCAGCGGGTCACCATACCGCAACCATTTACCGTCAGCCTTGCAACCCCATTTGCCGCCGTACCCTCCATAACGCCCGTCCTTCGTGAATTGCTGATTCTCCCATCCTCCCGCGGGACGTTCAAGGATATTCGTTGGTTCCAGTTTCGGCAACCCCTTAAGCCATAGACAGGTTTGCTTTGTAAACGGGTGTCCGAACATCCACGGCTGAATGATTTGGTCCGGCTTCCGATGATGTGAATTCATGTACCCTACAGGGTTCTCAATGGCGATAAGCGGACAATCAACCTCTACAAATCGCATGAAAAACCGCGCTGCTTCTTCGCGTTTCCGCTTTCGTTCAACCGCTTTTTCACCCCATTTTTCTTCGTTGAAATATGCATTTCCAGATACCGTCAAATAGGTGCATGGCGGATGAGCGATGATCATGTCCCACCGCATTTTCAGCAGTTCTATCGCGTCGCACTTTATATGCCACTCAGGATGTCCTCCGCTGCATTCCTGAATGTCGCAGGAATACGCCTCATGCCCCAGCCGTCGCAGTTCGATGGTTACAGCTTGGCTCTCCTCACACGCCACAAGCACCCTCATAGCCGCCCTCCCAAATACCGTTCGATCTCCTCCCGGGCCTCGTCCCAGCCCCGGCACACCACAGCCCGACAGCCGACCCGGTTCAGCGCGGCAATCCAGCCCTTCTGCTCCTCGCTCACCCTGCCGCCCTTGCGGCGCTTGAGTTCGATGTACAGGGCCGTGAACCGCCCGGAGGGCACCGGGAGGCAGATGTCCGGCACTCCCGGCTTGACCCCTTGGGCCTTGAGGTGGGCTGCCTCAATGGGATTGCGACTACCGCCATTGGGGATTGCAAATAACAACTCCAATTCCGGGTATTTAATAATACTCAATCTCGCCCATTCAAAGAGCGTTGTCTGCTCCTGCGCTTCTTTTGCGACTGGCTGCATTTTCCCACCTCGTTCTTGCCCCTCGCCTCGTATTCTCACTTACCGTTATCCATCGACAGTTGCTTGGACAATAGTCCCCATTGCTATCAATGCGATCAATGGAAAGCCTCTCACGCCTCGGTATTCCGACCAAATCCTTATACCCGTTTGCGTGCGCCCACTTTGAAAACACACTAAAATCGTGCCATTCATCGCAGACTTTCACACCCTTCGCGCCATACCATCGGAATGCTCTGGCTTTCGGGTTTTCGCATCTTTGTCGCATATTGTGCCAAACATCATATAGGTTTGTTCCGGCCTCACCGTGTATAGTGTTGTTCGCTGCGGCTTGCTTGAATCGCTCAACTGATTGCTCCTTCCTAAGGCATCCGCAGCTTTTGACCGTTCCACACAGCAGGTGGCTTGTGGCTACAACCTTCTTGTTTCCACACTCACACACGCAAAGCCAAAAGGCGCTGTGAGTGTTCCCGGGTTTCATCGTGCGCTCTTGTACCGTAAGCCGCCCAAACTTTTTCCCGGAAAGGTTCGGTGTTCTCATGCCCTCACCTCCTGCGCTTCAGTCGGGCCGCCGCTTGCCCTTGGCATCGCGCTCACTCCCTTCAATCGCGCTGATTCCCAGCAGCAGCAGCGCATACAGCGCGGCGCAGATCAGTGCGAACACCGCCACCGCGCAGAACGCCTTGACCCCGAAGGCCGCACCCTCGGCCACCCATTCGTAGAAATATCCAACGTCCATGTTTACCCCTCCCCGTACTTGTCCAGGTCGATAAAGAAATCGTCCCCGAAGTCCTCGTTCTTGTACTCCCGTTGCTCGAAATTCAGCGCGGGATTGTCCTGCGGCGAGCGGTCCAACTTCGTCTTGCGCTTGGCCTTCGCCGCCTCGTGAAGGTTGCCCGGTGACATGGTTTGCAGGTTGTTCACCGCATACATCACCAGCGGATCAGCGTCCGCGCGCGCGTCGATTCTCGATCCCGATTCTCGATTATCGAATAACGATTCTCGATTATCGAATACGGGCGCATTTGCTTGCGTCTGCATACCGTTGAAATCATTTGCTTGCATTTGCTCGCAAGCCCCTACAGGTGCCGGAAACTTGCTTTTCGCCGCCCTCACCGTCTGATGCTTCGGCCAGTTTGGAAAACACAGGTACGAATCGCCGTCTACCTCGTAGAGTTGAATCAAGCCCATGCACGCCATTTCAGACAAAGCATCGCGGATGTTGGCCTCGGTAACGCCCTTCCGGCGAGGGAACACAAAACCCTTCAGTATGTCAGGCTCTGCGCTCCCCCTCCCGTAATCGTCAACGTATGTGATCAGGTACGCCCACACTCGAAACTGAAAATCCGTCAGCCCGTTCACCTTTTTGCTGGTGCGGATGCTCTCTTTCAGTATCCTGTTAGGCATCTTCACCACCCTTTTCAGTTCGCCGGTTCCAGGAACGTACGACGGCCTCAAACGCATCTTGATCCCAGAACTCTTCATCGGTATCGAATTTGGTTCTCGATATAATCTTTCTGGTTTTTGTCCTCGCTCCGCAGAGTTCACACTCTACATAACCAAACGGGCCATATCGTCCACTGTCGCTTATCTTGGAGGCAACATCACCGCAAAACGGGCATCTGAGCAGTTCTTCCATGTTTCAATGCCTTTTGTGTGGTAGGCATAACCCGTCAGTCAAAAGGGAGGTCGTCCGGGTCGTCCACCTCAACGAACTCCCCACCAGGTCCAGGCTGCAGGACCATCCGCTGCTGCCTCGGCGGCTCCTGCGGACCGTCAGCGGGCCGCTGCTCGCCCTCCTGCCGCTTGTCCAGCGTTTCAACGTGGTCGGCGATGATCTCCGTCACCCACCGCTTTGAACCGTCCTGCGCGTCATAGGAACGGGTCTGCAAGCTACCCTCCACGCACACCTTGCGGCCCTTGGTCAGGTACTTGTTGCAGAACTCCGCCGTGCCGCGCCACGCTACGACGGTCAGGAAGTCCGCCTCCCGCACGCCCTGGGCGTTGGCGAATCGCCGCTGTACCGCCACCGTGAATGTGCTCCGGGCCGTCCCGCCCTGCGTGGTGAACGCCTCCGGGGCCTTGGTCAAATTGCCGATGATGATGATTTTGTTGATAGGTCACTCCTCCTTCATTCTCGGCGCGGATGCTTCCCACCCGGCCACCTTGTAGGGCGGCGTCGGGTCAATCCCAACCGCCCTGCAATCCTGACACAGGTGGTCGATCAGCGCCGCCATTTGCTTTGTGTCGTACACGCTGCTGCCGTAGTACAGCACCACCGTCGTCACGCCCTTCTGTCGCCCCGGCATGGTCTCCGCGAACCACCCGGCCCCGTTGTGCCGCCATCCGTTCACCAGCTGCTCCACGGCCCTGTCGGACACCATCACGATGTCGCTGACTCCGCCGATGCCCCGTATGGCCTCTCGGTAGATGTCCAGCTTGTCCCGGTTCAGCGTCGCCGCCAGCTTGTCGATGAGCGTCCACGCATAGGCGTTACTGTCCATGCTCCTGCGCCGCCGCCACCGCTTGACCTCCACGGCCACGTCGGCCTCGCGCAGTTCGTCCCACAGGCCCTCCACGGCCTTGTCCGGCGTGGAGATGGTCAGCAGATACCCGCCGTCCATCCCCCGCGCCAGACCTGACAGGCGGGCCTTCATGTCGCCGCGGCGTTGTTCTGCCGCACCTGCTCAATGACCCGCGTTGCCGCTTTCATGGACAACCGTTCGAGGTTCGCTCCGTATTTCTGCATGATGTTCAGCCAATCGCCGGGGCTTGCGTTGTCGGTGATCCACTTCTTCTGCGTCTCGGTGGCGGGGCCGCTCGCGCCCGCTGCCACCTGCGCGTCCATCTGCTCCAGCTTCGCCTCGCCCACGGCCCGCGCCGCCTCCCGGCTGCCGGTGGTCGGCGTAGCGCCCACCCGGTCGTCGCCGCGTCGGAAGCTGACCCCGGTCCCGGTGTTTGCCGTCTCTGAATCGCTGTATTTGGTCTTGTCTTTGCTGAAATAGATGTCCGCGCCCACGCCCAGGGCCTTGCAAGCCACGCTCAAGGCGTCCGTCAGGGCCATCTTATAGCCCTCGTCACTGGCCCGCTTGCCGGTCTTGGTGGTCTTCACCAGCGCATTGCCGCCCGTGCCTGCTATGGGCTTGCTCCACTCGCCATCCACCTTGATATAGAGGTTGATGTCCACGATCGCCATGGTCGTGTCGTGGTGTTCCTCGGCCCGCTCGCTGGTGATCTCGTAATACCAGCCGATGCCGCACGGCCCGAACAGCTCGGTCATCTTCTTGATGCGCCACATCGGGTTGATGTCGGTGCCGGAGAATGAGCCGTTGTTGAACGCCTTCTGGGCCTCCTGCGGGACCTCCCGCGCGGCCTCGTAAAACCGCATATTGTCCGCCACGCTCTATCCCTCCTTGATCTCCGTGCCGTCCAGCGTCGCCACGTACTGCTTGAGGATGTCCTCCACGGTGTACATGCCCCGCTGCACCCGCGACAGTTCGCCGTCCATGTGCCGCACCCGCGACAGCTCCCGGAGCACCCGCCGCGCGTGGCGGTAGGCCGCATTGATGTGCTGCTGATCCTCGGCCTGCTGTCGGGTGATGGTGATGGGCTTCATCTCGCGCACCCCCTCACCGAAAGCGGATGCCGGTGGTCTGCTTGTACTCCACGCCGTCCACCATCTCGCCGGTGGCCTTGAAGTGCCGCACCAGACCGGCCCGGTCGATCTTGTCCTCGACCTTGATGTGCCACTCCTCCGGCACCGCCGCAGCGTCCAGCACTTCGCAGGACCACGGGTTCTTCTGGACGCTCCACTTGCCGATGCTGGTCTCCACCCTGTCGGCCCCAGTGGTCTGCATGGCCTCCAGCATGATGCCGTTCAGCCGGTCAATGGCGGCCTCCTTCGCCCTGCGCTTCATCGTCAACCGCTGTTCCTCGGCCTTCAACGCCTCGACCTCGCCCTTGTAGTTCCGCACGATCCGCGCGATTGCGTCGGCCTTGTCCGCCATGTCGGCCTCCACGTCCTCCAGCGCCGCCAGCGCCTCGGCCCGCTCGTCCGCGTCCTCTGCCATGTCGTAGGCGTCCACCAGGGCCGCCCACGTTGCCGTCAATTCATACATCCTTGACACTTGTCAAATCTCCCTTCCTGTGCTATAATGTCAGTGATGGTTTTCCCAAACCATCTCCCCTTCCTGGCTCGTCTCCCTGAGCCTCCGCCCTCGGCGCGTCCCCTGCGCCGGGGGCCTTTCTGTGCGCGTCCATGCAAGTCTTCGCATTGCCGTCGCAAGGCCCCGCAGCTCCATCGTCTCGATGCCATGCCGTTGCTGCTCATTGCCGGTCTCGTCTCTGCCGTTGCAAGTCGTTGCGAATCATCTCCTCTCGCAGCAAAGCCTTTGCCCCGCGTTTCTATTCGTTGCCTTCGCTCTTCTCCTCGCGTCAGGGCAGTGCCGTTGCCTCGCTATCTATGCCCTGCCTTATCCGATCTCGGTCCACTCGAACCTGCCCTTGCCGCTGTTGCGCCACTGGGCCAGACCGCGCAGCCTGCCGTAGTCCAGGCATTCGCGAATCGCGCCCTCCAGCGAATCGTCCAGCAGGTTGATGGTGAACTCCATCCAGCTGCCCTCCGGGACGCTCTCGCTGTGCGCCAGCGCTACCCTCGGCCCCTGCATCGTGTCGGCCCGGAGCGGCCTCTGGCAGTCGCCCAGCGGCCCGGAGCAGTGGATGGGGATTCGGCGCTCGTTGATGAACACAAGGCCGTCCACCACTTTCTTGTAACTGGTCAGCTTGGCGCACTTGTTTGTCTTGACCCGGCGCAGCATCCCTATCGCGTCCTTGAAGAACCCCCTGATCTGGTAGTCCCACATGAACGGGGTGCCGTCCTCCAGCTTCGGGAACACGGTCATGGTCTTTTCAACCACCTCGTTCACGCCCACCGCCGCAACCTCTTCCTCGATGCTCGGCGCGTCCGGGGCCTTGCCCGCGATGTAGGTCTCGTGAATCTCCTTGTCGGTCGGCATCATGCCCAGCGCCTCGTCCGTCAGTGTCAGTCTTACCTTGATCTCCATGTTGTTATCCCCTTCCCATATTCGCGTTTTTCACGGTTTTCACGTTCGCCGTGCCATTGCTGCTCGGAGCATGTCCTTGCTTAGCCCTCGCTTCTCGGTTCTCTGCAATGCCGTCGCAGTTCGCTGCAACGCCTTGCCCTTGCGGCGCCTCTCCTTGCTCTGCCTTTGCGGCTCTGGTCTGGTCTCGTCTCAGCTGCGCCAATCCGTTGCTAATCCACAGCGTCCGTCCCCAGATACCGGGCGAACCATGCGTAGCACTTCGGCACGTCATAGAGCACGTCCTTGCCCGTCCGCACCGTCAGCGCCGCGAAATCCGGGTAGCGCTGCCGCAGCCGGTACAGCGTCGCCGCGCTCATGTCGAATATCTGCGCGGCCTTCCGAGTTTTCGCCAGCAGCGGCGTCCCCGGCGGCAGGGCCGCCATCGTCCCGGCGCTGTCCATGTCCTCGCCTCCTTTCCCTCAATATCCACCCGCAAGCCTCCGCGAAGGCCCGCACCTGCTCGATCTCCCTGAACCAATACTCCGCGCCCCGGTCCCCTCCGGGCGGCTCCAGTCTGTACCAGCCGCCCCGGCTGTACCAGGTCGCCACCCTCCGGGCCATGGGGCCACCTCCTACGCGCGGACAACATTTTGTTGACCGTCAATCATAAAAAATTTCCTGGACGGTGCGCCCGAAGTGCTCGGCGATCTTGCACTTTATCACGTCCGAAGGTATGCGCAAGCCGTTTTCGTAATAGCAGATTGCTTGCGAGGTCACACCGATGGCGCGTCCAAGTTCGGCCTGGCTCTGGTCGCCGCGCAGCTTGCGCAGGCGCTCGCCGATTTTCTTGCTGTCCATCATCCCGTCTCCTTTCTCACCTGCCATCGTCAGCGCCGGGTGGTGAATCCTCGGCGGACGGCCCGGAGGCCGTTTCGGCTCATCTCAGCGTGTAGGTCGCTACGTTGTAATTGCGTGAGTAGTGCGGTGTCATCCCCATGCCGTACAGCAGCAGTTCCACGCTGCAGCTATCGTCATCCAGCCCGAGCCGCAGAATCTTGTTTCGCAGCAGCCGCAACACCAGCTTTGCGGCGTGATACTCCCCGTTGCGTACCAGTGCCATGTGCGCATCCATCAGCAGCTTCTTCATTTTGAATTCTCCCTTCCCGCGCTCGCAGCGCTCAATCTTGATTACACCTATATTATAAACGTTTCGTTGTCTTTTGTCAACATATCGTTTATGCTTTTTCATGCAAAATGTGTTACGATTTGTTGACAAAACGGGTAAAACGTGGTAACATACTGTTGACGGAGGTGAACACCATGATAGATGTCGGCAAGATGATAGCATCCATCCGCAAGGAGCGCGGATTATCACAGGCGCAGCTTGCGGACCGGCTGAGGTTGTCCAAGCAGGCAGTAAGCAACTATGAGCGCGGAATACGCGAGCCGGACTATGTGACACTGGAGGCAATCGCGGACGTGCTAAACGTTCCCATGTCCATGCTGATCTCCCGCGAAGAACAAAAAGCGGCCCTTGACGCGCTAAATGCCGCCCCTCCCTTCCCATCGAACGTCCTGCCCATCTCCTCGCTGCACCACCAGCGCGTCCCGCTGATCGGGAGCGTGGCAGCCGGGGAGCCTATCTACGACCCGGAGGAGTTGGGCGTGTACGTGGACAGCCCCGTCAACGCCGATGCCGCCATCACCGTCAAGGGCGACAGCATGGAGCCGACCTATCTGGACGGTGATATGGTTTACATCAAGTGCCGCCCGGAGGTCCCGGAGGGCGCGGTTGCAGTGGTGTTCCTGGACGACGAGGCCACGCTGAAACACGTCTATTACCGCAAGACCGGCCTCACGCTCATTTCTGATAATTCTGCATACCCGCCCATCATGGCGGAGTTCGAGGACTACGACGGCAAGATTACCATTTTCGGCGTTCCTGTCGGCTACACCCGCATATACAAGCCCGACCCGCTGAAGAAGATAAAGAAGGGATTTTAAGGAGGTGACCACCATGTCCAGATCCGGCACACGCGCCGCCAACGGCATGGGCAGCATCCGCAAGCGCAAGGATGGCACGTATGAGGGCCGCTATACCGGCTCTGACGGGCGGCAGCACAGCGTATACGGCAAATCGCCGAAGGCCGTAGGCGAAGCCCTGCGGGCCGCTACGCACAGCGTGGACGCGGGCACGTGGCTGCAGCCGTCCACCATGACCGTGGGGCAATGGCTGAACGTATGGCTGACCGATTACAACGCCGACACCGCCGAGCGCACCGTGGCGAAATACCGGGGTATGTTTGACCGGCATTTCATCCCCGTGTTGGGCGTGGTGAAGCTGGCCGACCTCGGCCCCGTCCATGTCCAGCGCTTACTCAGCGCCCTGAAGCGAAAGAAACTCGCAGAATCCACCGTCAAGAATTACATGGCCGTTTTCTCCGCCGCGCTGAATCAGGCCAAAAAGTCGAAGCTGATTCACGAAAACCCCGCCGCCGATATTACACTTGCGGGCACGCCGAAAAAGGAGTTTCACATCATTGACCGCCAACAACTCCCGGCATTTTTTGAAGCGGCGAAGGCCACCCGATTCCCGAACGAACTGCAATTTATGATTCTGACCGGGCTGCGTCTGGGCGAGGTCGGCGGGCTGCGCTGGATAGACGTCGATCTCGATGCTGGGACGGTCAACGTCCGGCAGCAGCTTCGCCCAAAAAACAAAAAAATGCAGCGTTTCACGCTGCCGAAGTACAAGAAAACCCGCCTGATCCACGTACCGCCCCAGGTGGTCGCCATCCTCAAAGACCAGCGCAAACGCCAAGCGGAACAACGCCTCGCCGCCGGTAAGAATTGGGAAGAGGACGAACTCGGCGCGGGCCTGGTGTTTCGCCAGAGGCGCGGGCAAGCCCATGGCGGGCATACTATCTCCCGTGCCGTTGCCGCCGCCGGGGCCGCTATAGGCATTCCCGAGTTGCACCCCCACGACCTGCGCCATTCATACGCAGTGGCCGCGCTCCGCGCCGGGGCCGATGTCAAGACTGTGCAACACAACCTCGGCCACAAGACCGCAAAAATGACCCTCGACGTTTACGCCGCCTATACCCAGGACGCGGGCAAGGCCGGAGCCGATAAGCTGTCAACCTATATTGACGCCCTCAATATTTAGGGTAATATTTAGGGTAAACGCCCCTCCGGCGCAACCCCGCACCAATTCAGCCTCCCCGCATAAAATACACTGTGGCGGGCACTTTCAGCCCCCACAGACAGCGAGGAGGTAATTTTATGTCTTTTTATAGCTACAAAAACAACTTGATTGCGATTGATTGAAAATGATTGCAATTTTGATGTAAACACGGCGCTTTGTCAATCAATCAAAATCAATCCAAATCTATTATTTAGGGTATAAATAGGGTATGCCCGTCATTATGTTAATTTTTATATATACTCCATTTTAGTATTGACTTTGTACAAACTCTATGGTATAATAGACTTGTAAATGAGAGAGACGCCACGGACCGCCCCCACCGGGCAGAGAGGAAGGATACCATGAAGAGCATCACCATCAACGGCACCCGATTCACTGAGATCGACTACATCCTCGACGGCGAGGAAATGCCTGGCATCCTGATCCACGACGAGCACGACACTAACTCCGACGGGGACATGATCGTCGGGAACGGCTGCGAGCTCCCGGATAACGAGGAGGAAGCGGCCGTCATCCTGACCAACGAGACCGGGATCAGCGCATTTCACATGGAGGGTGGCAGGTACATCGTCGACTGATTCCAACGAGGCCGGCCCGGAGCCGTCAATCCGGGCAGAAATGGAGGACACCATGAAGAAGATCATCAATGGCAAGGTGTACGACACCGACAAGGCCCGCGAGCTGGGCATCGACGGCGGCGGGGACAGCTTCCACAGCTGGAGCGAGACGCTGTACCAGAAGCGCACCGGCGAGTTTTTCCTCCACGGAGAGGGTGGCCCGATGACGAAATACGCCCGGAGCATCGGGCAGAACCAGTGGTCCGGTGGCGAGAAGATCATCCCGTTGGACGTGGAAGCCGCCCGGCAGTGGGCGGAGGAGCACCTGGACGCCGACGACTACGAGGAGATATTCGGCCTCCCGGACGAGGACGCCGAGCCGGTGGCCCTGCACATGATTCTCCCCGCCCAGCTGGCCGCCGCCGCCCGGCAGCGGGCCGCCGAGGATGGTGTGGCGCTGACCCGCGTCGTGGAAATGGCGCTGACGGAATACCTAAAATAGCACCCAAAAAAGAACATCGCCCCCGAGGCTATACCTCGGGGGCTTTCATTATTCCATATCGTCGGGCGGTTCCTGTTCCTGCGCCATGTACACGTCGGCCTTCGCGCCAGCGGCATCAGCCATACCCTCGGCGACGATCCACGCGATAACGCCCGCGCCCGCCATGATAATGGCGGTAATCTGCGTGGCGGTCTGGTCCGTGCCGCCGAAGGCAATAACCAGCATGGTCACGAAGTTGGCGATAGCGGCCCAGAACTTGCGGGAGGTCAATTTCTGTTTCCAGTCCATAGTCATTCCTCCTTATCCTTTTCATGGGTCAGAAACCCGTCGTTTGCTTTCAACTTATCATATGTCGCCTGGATGTTCTTCATGGCGATATGGCCCCTTGAATTACGAAAGTCCGGGTGACGGTTGCAGTATTCCTCATAATCGTCTATATCGTCCAGAATGTCCTCAAAGTGGCTCTCACTGTGCCGCCGATGCTCACACATTTCATCGTAGAAGCGCAGTATGCGGTATCGCTGATTGCGGGCCTTGTCGTCCTCGTCCTCTTTGATGTGGTTGTCCAGCGTCCGCTGTACCCGGTCAAGCTGCTCTTTGGTTTCCTTGCGGTTCTGCTCCAGCGTCTCTTGCGTTTTCTTGCGGTTGGAGATCACCGTGGGGATGATCCCAACCAGCGCCACCAGCACCGGGGCACACGCTGTCAGTATTCCAACAATTTCCATCGGTCCCACACTCCTTTACGGCCCCTCGGAGGTCACATCCACCCCCGGAGCGTCATAGTCGATCATGTCCCGCCGCTCCACCCACTCCCGCGCCGCCCATACCGCCGCCGTCAGGATCACCACGCACAGTGCGGCGGCGGCGACACGCAGGAGGGCGCACAGAATGAGGTCGGCGCGGGCGACGAAGATTTGGATTGAACGGTCAGTCATGGGGTTCCTCCTCCGGCTCCCCCTCCTCCGGCACTTCCTCGTCGGGTATCTCCCGCCAGTTGTCCGGGCTGTCGTTGATGCCCAGGTACACCCGCTTGGAATAGGTCTCGCCGTTGGTCAGGGTGTAGCCGTTCAGCGCCAGCACATAGTCCGGCGTGGTCCCGCGTACAGCGCCCATGTCAGTTCACCACCTTGCTGTATTTGGAGGACACCCAGGCGTTGCGGCCCTGGTACTCCACCAGGTACCAGTCGCGCCCGTCCACCTGTCGGGTCTCGCCGCCATAGGGCAGCGTGTCGCCCTTGTGGACCACGCCCAGGATCTTCGTGCCCTCGGTCCCCGGCGCGGTGCGGACGTTCAGGCTGGCGGTGATCTGAACCTTCTGGGCCTTGCCGATGCCGGTCAATGCCTTGCGGGTGGCCTCATCATAGATGCCGGTCACCGGGAGGCCAGCGTCCTGCTGAAAAGCTTTGACGCCCATCTCGGTCTCGTTGCCGAAGTCCCCGTCCGCGCCGTAGAGCGGCAGAGCGTCGGCGTACCACAGCAGGAGGGCCTCCTGCATTTTCCGAACGGCAGACCCCTCGTCGCCCTTGCGCAGCCCCTCGGCCTCGACGGGAGGCACCTCCGCCGCCCCGCCGCTGATGGGCGTGAGCACCGGCGCGACCTTGGGCCGCACGCTCTTGCCGTAGGTGATGTTCGTGGCCCCGTGGTGGCTCTCATACAGCAGCACGTCGCCGGGGAGCAGGTAGGACGCGCTGGTCAGGTACTTCTTCTCAGTCAGGGCCACGAAGCCCGCCCGGACGAACCGGGACTTCATGTTCCCACTGTAGGTGTCCATGGGCAGGTCCTGCAGGGCCTTGATGCCCAGCAGATACCCCGCCGCCTTGCAGTTGGCGGTCACGCCCGCCGTGCAATCCTCCTCGCAGGGCGTGGTGATCTTCGACGGGTCGTAGCCCGCCTTCTCCAGCTGCGTCCAGTAGCTTTTGCGCTGGTACTGGTCATAGCCGATCTTGTTGTTCAGTGCCGCCGCGATGCCCAGCTGGGCGATCTTCAATCCCACGGCAGGGTCAGGCCAGCGCAGCACCACCGTCCATGGGCGGCTGTACCAGCCCTTCAACTCCCACTCGTGGCCGGTCTGGTCCCCCGCCTTGCCGCCGTGGTACTGCTTGTTCTCGTCGTGGCCGGAGTTGGCGATGTAGTGCGTGCCGGTCGACATGATGTACTTCTTGAAGTCAATGGCCATGCTCGTGCCCTCCTTAGATGTCTCTGATGAACAGAATGTCCACGGTCACGCCCGTGCCGGTGCGCTCTCCCGACCCGGCGTTGATGACATAGGCCCTCGCCGTGGTGTTGTTAATGAGGTTCACGGTCACCGCGAATATACCGCCGTTCACGCGCCCCTCCAGCGCAGCAATCGGCTTGTACCCGGTCGGAGTAGTTACCGGCACGTCAAATGATGTAGAAGCCAGGGAATTCAAGCTGATTGCCGTGGTCAACGTGAACGATCGCTTGATGATCAGGTCGGAAACGTCGCTTGCCGCAGCCGCACCCAGCCCGGTCCTCCATGCCGCCGCGACGCTCGTCGAAATCGTCCCGTCCGCGTTAATGTTCAGCACTGCCTGGGACGAACCTCCGGGAGGCCTGCGCACGATCTGGAAATTGGCCCCGCTTGGGCGCATATAGTACAGCGTGCCGTCCGAGCCTGTCCAGGAGATGACATGGCCGACGGCGCCCGCAGCGTTTTGGCCCATGTTGATGTCGCCGGTCATCTGGCCGCCGCTTGTGGCCAGCGCCCCGATGTTCGCCGGGGTGATGCCCAGGTTGGTCCGCACCTGCCTCTGCTGCGCGCTGGTCAGGCTCTGCTGGCTGATGGTCACCACGTCCATGCGCAGCTTGTCCCGCAGGTTCTGCCCGTACAGCAGCATCAGCACCGGCGCCACCGTGGTCCCGGTCACGTATTCCATGCCGTGGTCGTTCACGGTGAACTGGTTGCTCACGCCGATGTCCGTCACGGTCACCGGCTCCTCCAGCACCGCGTATATGTAGTCAGCGTCCGCCTCATAGGCCCGCCCGGCGGCCTCCAGTTGGGCGATGGTCTCCTCGCTGTAGTCCAGCCGCTCAATGGCGATGGTGGCGGTCTTCAGGTCCAGGTCGATCACGTCCGCCGTGCCGCCCACGGCCAGCAGCCCGTTCGGGAAGTGCTCGGCCATGACCGCGGCCAGGCTGATCGCGCTCTCGGTGTATGCCGCAAAGCTGCCCTCGTATCCGTCCGTCCAGTCGCTCCAGGTCATGTAGATGGCGGTCGTGCTGGCGTTGCCGCCGGCCACCCACACATAGCCGTCTCCGGGCACGTTGAACGCTCCGTCCACCGGCGTGATCGTCTGCCGCGCGCCGGTCTCCGTCTCGCTGTAGGTCAGGCTGGTGTAGGCGCCTGCCACCCGGAAGCCGTAGATCTCCGAGTACCTCACCACCCGCGCGTAGCCCCTGGCGTGGCTGTACAGGTTCCACCCGGTGGAGCGGAACGACGTCGGCGTCGCCGGGGTGATCAGGCCCCGGTCCGCCTTGTCGTATTCCACCGTGATCCTGTCCCCCTCCACCGGCGTGCCGCTCACGGTGATGCCTATGGACGCGGGGTCCTCGCTCCAGTCCTGCGTGCCGTATTCCAGCGTTATGGTGCCGCTCTCCGGCACCGCCGCCCGGAACGCCGCCCGGTCTATCGTCGCGGTGATGGCCTGCTGCCCCGCCTCCCGGGCCGCGGGCTCCACGGTCATGTCGATCCGCTCTTCCACCACGCCGGTGTGCTCCATCGCGCCGCGCACCTGGTTCAGCCACGCCCTGCCGTTCGCTATGGCGGTGCCGCCGCCGCTGGTACGCAGCACGAAGGCCGCCACGTTGCTCTGGGCGTCGTCCGCCACCAGGTTGTTTGCAGTTTCCACGTTGGTGATGCGCACGTTCCCGGCGCTGTCCCCGGCGATGCCGTTCACGCTCCGCACGGCGCCGTCGTCCCGCAGCGGCAGCGACCTCCCGGAGATCTCCAGGCTGTTCACGCTGCCGCTGTCGTCGGTCACCGTGCCCGCCATCACGGCCGCGCCGCCCTGCACCGTCACGCCGGACGATGCCGCGTTCAGCGCCGCCTCGATGCTGATCGCGCCGTCCTCCCCGTTCACCGGGATGTCCGCGCCGGTCCTGCCCTTCAGGGCCGCCACTTCCTCGGCCACGGTGACGGTCTCGTTCTCGTCCATGGGCACGTGCTCGGCGGTCAGTATGATCTCGCCCTGCAGGTCCGCCCCCTGGCCGTTCACGTGGATGGACCGGGCCAGCTCGCTCTTGTCCGCCTTGTTCGCCAGGGCGTCGCCCACGGCCTTGGCGTCCGCCGCCTGCCCGGAAATGGACAGCGTGGCGTCCACGGGCACCGCCACGGTATCGCCCGGGGCCACGTTGAAGTCGATGTTCGGAATGTTGTCAGCCATTTTTTATACCTCCCCGACCACCGGCAGCAGCGTCAGCGTCAGCGCTGCCTTCGGCGTGATCACCTGGTCGCCGCTCACGATGCGGCCTGCCTCGTCATAATAGGGGTGCAGCACGTAGCGCACGTCCCAGCTGTAGCCCCCCGGCTGCAGATAGTCCGTGTCTGCGTTGGCCAGCTGCACGATGAACACCCCGTTTCCCGGTTCCTCCTCCGCCAGCGGATAGGCCCGCTCCAGCACCACCTCGCCGCTGGGGTCCTTCACCGTGAACAGCGCCCTGTCCTCCTCCGCGAAGGTGTAGCCCACCGCCGTGATGCTGAAGGACGCCGTGTCCCCAACGCTCAGCTGGATGTTTCCCGTCGCTTCGTCTACCGAAAACATGTCACGCGCCCCCCTTCCTCAGTGTCGCATAGATGCAGCCCGGGTATGCGATCGAGCTCAGCAGCACCAGCTCCGTGAAGCCGTCGTAGGTGTCCACCAGCTCCACGCCCTTCACCGTGATGTGCCCGGTCGCCTCCGGCCTGGACAGCAGCAGCGCCATCTCCGGCATGGTGTGGTCACCTTGCGCCGCAAAGCTCAGCAGTTCGTCGTCGCCGCCGCAGCTGCGCACCTCCAGAACCGTGCCGTCATTCAGCGTCATCGTCCGCGCCATCTCTCCCCGCCTCCAATTCCTTCAGATTCTCGGGCTCCAGGTCGTAGGTGATGGTCTCGCCGCCCACCCGGGTGCACCCGTCCTTCGGCGGTACCGGCTTCAGCTGGTCCTCCAGCAGCTTCTTCTCCGCCGCGTGGGCCTTGTCCTCATCCCCCAGCCCCTTGGCCATGGTGTTCAGCAGCTGCACGATCTCAATGCCCAGCGTCGCCTTCTCGATGCCCTTGGCGTCCATCAGCTTGTCCACCTTGATGATGATGCTGCTGATCATGTCGAACTTGTCCATTTATTATTCCTCCACAAGAAAGTATTTGGTCTTGGTCGAAACTGACAGACTGCCTGCGCTGAAGCTCTGATTCAGCCGTCCCTCGGCTACACC